CCCTCGAAGGTTGTCCAGCTCCTGCATGGTCATCTCTTGGTTGATGACGTACATACCTTGGCGGGCTAGAACCTGCGGCTGGATAGTGAAGGTGGTGCTTACCAGCTGCTCCGGCTGCGTAACGGTCGTGACGATAATCGGCGGCAGGTGATGCATGCTGTCTCCCCATTCTACTTCCTTGCCCATATTTACCAGCTCCTTTGTCCGCATCATACAACGAAGCCCGCCTGCTGGGAATCCCCAGTTGACGAGCTTCGGAAGTACTACTGTGCTCCGCCTTGGATGTCCTGCTCTCTTGCCGCCTCCGCCTTATCCTTTACCCACGCCTACCTCCAACTCCTTAGTAAAAGAATTCTGACCCACCGTCGTCGATGACCTTCCGAAGGGCGATAGTCAGGTAGTTCATTGCATGGCCGAAGTGATCTCCGCCCGGTAGTGTGCCTACCCGCTGCTTGATGACTTCCTTCTTTGTTTTCTCGTCGGTCTCGATGTCCCGGACGAGCACGAGGTTGGTGACGTGCAGGATGAAGGTCTCAAAGAGTGGGTTCTGTGCTACCCACGCCGGGATGACAAACCGCCCATCACGGAACATCTTCGCCATGATCATGAGGGTCATGGTGCGGTCTACGCTCACCTTAGCGTCATCCTCGTTCCATACGTCCTCAATGGTCTTGGTGATGTCGGTAGACAGCGACGGATAGAAGCAGCTGAACACCTTCCCGGGGAAGTCCTGCATCAGCTCCCAGTTACGGTCCTTCCCGTAACCAGCATCGAACACTCCACGCCGGGCATCCCACTGGCGCAGCTTCTCGCCTGTCTTGCGAATGTGGGGGTTATCCTTGCGGCCGTCATGCATCTCCGCCTCGTCCTCCTTGATGTCCCAGATGTCGAGGATGATGATCTTCTCCGGCTGGTCTGGGTGGCGCATGCCGTTGGCTCCCCACGAGCGGTTACCCCAGTCGACCCCTTGGGCGACGTTGTCTCTTCGGAAGTCATAGGGGCTGGTCATGCTGTTGTCGATACACCGCATGATATCGCCTCGGCTGACCATGACGTTGTCCCCCAGATAAGGTCGACCGATGACGTAGTTCTCGAATAGCTGGTCGAGGGCATAGTCTTCCTTCTTCTTCATGAGCTGGGTAGCGCTTATCCACGGGCATATAAGCTGACTGATCTGATAGCCCCGGACATCCTTCCGGTAGTCATACAACGGGCGCCAGAATCCACGGACCCGGGTCTCGTCACTTACAAACTGGTGACACTTAGGGCATACATAGGCGAAGGTGTCAGTCTCCCGGATGAAGCTGTTCGACAGGTGCAGGCCGTGGTTAGCGTTACCGTAGCTGTCGCGCTTCAGGTCGACCACGCACTTCGGAAAGTCGTGGATAAGGGTCATCCAGTGATTACAGTGAGGGCACTTCATGAACCAGTGCTGTTCATCGCTCTTGCTGAAGCTTGCGTTCACGCCTACACCCGGCAGCGATGGCGTGGAGATATCCCGCCGCCAGCCGTAGGCCGACGAAGACAGAGTTTCGTTAAACGCTATCATGACGTTAGGGTGCATGCGGTCGATCTCGTCAAACCGCACCACGTCAACGTCGATACCTTCCCCTGCTCGTGCGGTGTGGCCGGAGCGGAAGAATATCCAATGGTCTGCTCCCATCTTCCGAAGCCGGACATTGTCGACCGGGTCTTCCCCGGGCTTCTTCTTGCCTGTCACTGCATCGTACCCCATGCGGTCCCGCACATACGGGCTGTCCTTCATAACCGCATCGACACGAGTCTTCGAGAAGTCCGCTACTTGGTCGAAGGTTGGGAAGACATACGCCTGCTTGGTATAGGGGTGTGTGTCCCCGAACCATAGCAATTCCCGTACCTCGTTCTCGCTGGCTCCACACTGCCGGGACTTCTGCATGGCCTTATGTGGGTGCTGGTCGTCGAGCGGTTGCTGTAGGAACTGACGCTGCCCACGTAGGCCGATACGCCAATCATCGGATGGTATCTCTATCGCCTTCCGAAGGTCGAGCGAGCCATCCTCCCGGAGCTGTTCGAAGCGATAAGGCTTACCCCGGAGCTGGGTATGGTACTGAGACCATATGCTGGGACGCTTGTTGATCTGATACTGAAGGAGCTGGTCCTGTGTCAGTCCGTCGACAGCCATGGCTTACACTCCCCTTCTGGAAGCTGGTAGACCGTCACTACTTGACGCCGCCACATAGCCCCATGTATGTCCCTGATGTACTTTTCTAAGCTCCCCGCCTCCGCCTCGGTCATCTCACGAGGCTCACATAAACCATCCGGCAGCTTCACGCTACTGAATGGGCTTACTTCCTCGTAGGGGCGCAGCGCTTCCTCGTAGGGGCGCAGCGCTTCCTCGTAGGGGTTAGCTGCTCCGTTGTATGTGATCGTAGATAGTACCTGCTTCGGTAGCAGCGCCTCCTGTACTACACGGTCAGGCTCTGGCACCCTACTCCCATAGGGTATGCGTGATATCACTCTGTCTTCCCACCCCGGGAACAGCGCCTCCGATCTGCCTACTGCGCTGCTCTTAATGATCGTTACCTCTTGCACCGGACGCGGTATATTGCTACCGCCTGTCGGTGGCTTGCCTATTGGCCCTCTGTGTTCCGTCGGTTGCATAATTATTCCCCTCCCCATCATCACAAAAAGCTTCGGAAGCCTAGAGCGGCACCGAAGCTCGTATATTTACACCAGCGCTGACCGCTGTATCAGGCTGGGCTTAATCTTATCCCATTCCCGCTGCATGTCCTGCTCGCTCAGCAGGTCCAGCACCATAACGATGGCGTACCCTGCATGCAGCTTCTTACAGGCATCCACCTCTGTATACGCCTTGGACACAAGCACTACCTGCGTACCATCATGACGCACACACTTGCCGAAGAACTTCGTCGGCTTCTGCTTGACCACCTTCGGAAGTACACTTACCCCATTGTTTCCCACGCTCAACCGCCTACCCCTCTCGATTTTGCAGGTATGTCAGGTACCCCTACCCGACATCCTTAGTCCCCGTCAGGTTACGAATGATATCGTTCCCCATGGCGTCGAATTCGGCCTCCAGTGCCTTGCGCTCTTCCTCCGTCTTGGACTTCAGAAGCTCGGACACATCTAAGCTTGCCGTAGTTACAGTACCGCTAAGGTTCGTGTTCTGCTCGACATGCTGCTGCTCGACGAACTCGCCTTTCTCTTGGGCGAGCTGCTTCATCCCGGCCAGTACTCCTGTAATCAGGGAGCCGATAGACTTGTCAGTGATTGGTATCAGATCAGCGTTATCCACGATCTTCTCGAAGAGCTTACGAGTCAAGCGGGACAGCCCTGCAATACGCTCGCGCTGGCTGGCGAAGCCAGTCTCTAACACGAGGGCGTCTATGTGCTCCCGGAACTCCGGGTGCTGAAGCCAAGCGTAGATAATGTGCCTGCTGGCAATGCCTACGTCCGGGTCCTCTACTACCTGTGACACGGGAAAGCCCAGTGCGATAAGCTCTGCCGCCTTCATCCGGCGCTCATTCCACGCCCACACCTTCGGAATGTTAGGAGCGTAGCTGGCTGGCACGGTGATCTTGTACTTCTTCCCCTTGGAGCTGGCAACCTCCAGTGTGATGTACTCCTGCGCTTTCCGGTGCAAGAACTCCGGCGTCGCCACTTCGGGTAATTCCTCCGTCGGTGGCGGCTCAGGTAATGCGGTTGTTCGTGCGAATTTTAGGTTCTCTGTGCCGGGCACCTGTACTGGCTTGACGGCCTTCTTGATCTGGCTCGTGATGCGGGTCATGCGCTCACCTCTTTTCGGCCTCTATAGGGCCAACTTGTGCATGGTTGTCCATTGTTGTCTATACTTGTAACTACAGTATAGCTTAGTCCCACTAGATTCGACAAGAAATATCTTCATATTTCGACAACATTCGGCAAGCCATGCAGCACTAAGTCTCTCCAGCCACTTCCGAAGACCTCTCCGACGTATAGCGCTCAGATGCCTCACCCTATCTACGTTCCTGCACAACTTTGCACATATTTACTTCCGAAGCTCAGCTACCAATCCGCCACGACTCCGCTGAGGCTCCACCGCTCTACCTTACAAAATTTGACAGTACATTAAAAATAATGCCTTATATAAGAGAGGTCTTTACTCTCCCTTGACTTAACAACTATTTTGGTCCGTCGTTTAATATAGATTTATGTACACTATACCCTATGGGGGTATATTTGTAAGATACTAGGAGATGGTAACTACTGGTAGCTGTCTGGTAATCAGATAAATAATCAAACTTTTGCAAATTCAGTACGAGTTGGTACGGAATACTCACATGTTTTCATTTTTTATTTTTCAATTTGAAAAAAATATTTTTTATTTTTTGAAAAAAGAAAAAATAATTCGTGGGGGGAGGGGGGGTATATTTTCTGTGTGACACCCGTTATTCAGTACGTACTCGTACGGAATTGATAAAAGTTGACCGAAAAAGCATTTTTCAGGGGTGTGGTATGCCGTCGAATCCGTCGAATTTGTCGATTTGGTAGGGGTGGGGGTATACGTCCGGGTAGCCAAGGGTACCCTCATGGGGTATAAAAGGAAAAACCCCGCCGGGGTGGGCGGGGCATTCTCTGGGGTATA